ATCGGAATAGGATCAATAATTGAAGGCGTGGGTAAGGTTGCCGGTGACCTCATTACCACCGATAAAGAGAAACTCCAGATGGCGCTTGAAGAGCGCAAACTCGATCTGGAGGAAAAGAAAATTGACCAAGCCACTGACTTGGCACAGGTTGAGGTCAATAAGATTGAAGCGGCAAGTTCTAGCTTTTTTGTCGCTGGGTGGCGCCCTGCTGTGGGGTGGGTGGGCGTTCTTGGGTTGGCTTACCAATTTCTCGGCTACCCCCTGATGCAGTGGCTCTGGGCTTTTGGTCAAGGTTATGACATAATCCCTAAAGGGCTTAACCCTCCCCCTGACCTCGATGTCGAACAACTCATGACGTTGCTGGCTGGCCTTCTCGGGTTCGGTGGTATGCGGTCATTTGAGAAGCACAAGGGTGTAGCGAGCAAGTAATGCCACTCAAGAAACTCCAACTTCGTCCCGGTGTAAACAAGGAAAACACTCGCTACGCTAACGAAAACGGTTGGTACGACAGCGAGAAAGTCCGGTTTCGGGAAGGTACGCCTGAGAAGATTGGTGGGTGGCAACGCCTTTCTTCCGCTACCTTTCAAGGCATATGCCGGTCCCTCTGGAATTGGGTGACGCTTGGATTTGCCAACCTAATTGGTGTGGGGACTAACCTCAAGTTCTATATCCAGAACGGTGGGCAGTATTACGACGTTACCCCCATACGTGTAACCACCACACTAGGCAGCAACCCGTTTGCGATCAACGGCACGACAACAACCGTCACGGTTACGGCTAACGCTCACGGTGCGCTAACTGGAGATTTTGTTACGTTTAGCGGAGCTACGGGTACTAACTCGGCAACCTTAAACGCCGAGTATCAGATCACAGTTGTAAACGCTAACTCTTACACCATCACAACTGCTACGGTTCTAACCCCTGCTGGCTCAGAAGGCGGGGCGTCTGTTTCGGCTGCATACCAGATCAATACCGGCCCCGCTATCGAAGTGCCGCTTGTAGGGTGGGGCGCAGGACCGTGGAGTTCTGGCGTTTGGGGTACGAGCACTACATCAACTTCAGCCATGAGGCTCTGGAACCAAGGTAACTTTGGCGAAGATTTGATCTTCGGTCCACGTGGGGGTGCTATCTATTACTGGGATGCGGGAGGAAGTTTAACTACCCGTGCGGTATTACTATCTTCTTTGTCGGGCGCGGCGGATGTCCCTACGATACAGAACATAGTCTACGTGTCGGACAACCGGTTTGTTTTTGCATTTGGCTGCAACGATTACGGTTCCGGTACGCTCAACCCCATGCTTGTTAGGTGGTCTAATCAAGAAGATCCGGCTAGTTGGGCCGTTAGTGCTACTAGTCAGGCGGGTAGCCTGACGTTTTCGCATGGGTCTATTATCGTTACGGCGGTTCAGACTCGACAAGAGATCGTGGTGTTCACGGACTCCGCTGTCTACTCACTACAGTACCTCGGCCTCCCAGCGGTTTGGGGGCAGCAAATTCTGGGCGACAACATCTCAATTATCAATCAGAACGCGGCTATCGTTGCGTCTGGTGTGATTTACTGGATGGGCGTAGACAAGTTCTACCTGTATGACGGACGGGTACAAACGCTAAACTGTGATCTGCGTAAGTATATTTACCAAGACATAAACCTTGGGCAGACGGGGCAGGTGTTCTGTGGGACCAGCGAAGGGTTTAACGAGGTCTGGTGGTTCTACTGTTCAATCACTGGGCCAAACGGCACGGGTAATGCAGCCAACCCCAACACCACGATTGATCGGTACGTCATATACAACTACCTTGAACCTGATGGCAAGGGCGGTAAAGGTATTTGGTATCACGGCACTCTGGCGCGTACAGCGTGGCTGGACTCCGGGTTGTTGGACGTGCCTATTGCTGCCACATACAGTTACAACCTAGTCAACCAAGAGACTGGTGTTGATAACGCGGAGACGACTACTACGCTACCTATTGAAGCGTACATCTCTTCGTCAGAGTTTGATATTGACGACGGCGACAGGTTTGGGTTTATCTACCGGATGCTGCCTGACATAACTTTTGACGGCTCTACAGTAACTAACCCTGCTGCCATCATGACGTTGCTCCCAATGCAAAACTCGGGGTCGGGTTATAACAACCCTACATCTGTTGGCGGGAGCGACAACGCTACGGTTACCCGCACCGCTGTTGTACCAATTGAGAAGTTCACGGGGCAGGTCTACATCCGAGTGCGTGGGCGTCAGATGATCATGAAAGTCTCATCTACCGCTCTCGGGGTTCAGTGGCAACTAGGGTATCCACGGATTGATATCCGTCAGGACGGCAGAAGATGAGTTACATTGTCACTTCTGATGACGAGCTATTTCAGGCTGTTGCGCCCAGTCTACCGCTTGCCCCGTTAGAATATAGCCCGATATACCAAGACCAATTTAGCAACATCTTGCGGTTGTACTTCAACCAGCGCGACAAGATTATTGGGCAACTAAAAGCTAACGTACCTGTAACGGTAGCTAACCTACCTAGTGCAGCGACCGCAGGTGTTGGGTCTAGGGCGTTCGTAACCGACTCTTCTGTATCCACATTTGGCACTACGGTAGCCGCTGGCGGATCAACTAAAGTGCCTGTGTATTCTGACGGCACTAATTGGAAAGTAGGTTAGTTATGGTAGGCGAAGAAAGTCTAGACGCGGACGCCGTAGAGCAAAGAGAAGCTGCTAAGGCGCAGAGGGCGGCGTATCTTGCTTCGCCTGAAGGGGTACTTGCAACCAGAGCGCAACAGCTTTCTGGTGACTATGGGTACACACGTAGTGTTAAACCCGAAAACGTCATGGCGATCCAAGGGATCATCGAGCAGTTAGGTGGTAAAGAAAGCGGTCCTACTAACGCAATTGCTTCGACCCTTGTAGAACGGTATGGGATTACTAACCTTGGTCAGCTTGGTGTACGACAGGTTCCGGGGATTGAGTATCAGACCGTAGACGATTCCCAATCGGGCGGCTCTACGTACCAAGTCGAAGTACCCGTAACAAAGACTGAGTTCTACAACAAGGTAACCAACCAAGCGATCCCACAGCAGTTTGCTACGTATGACGACGGTAAAGGGACGTATCGCATAGGGTTTAACCCCGGGGCGGAAACAGGGGTTGGATTTAAATTAAACGACTATAACCCACGTGCTCGCGGGTTTTTTAAAGAAGAATTTGGCCAAGTATTATTAAATCTTGCATCCGTTATACCTAGCCCAATTCAGCCGTTTGCCGTTGCCGCCAAAGTTGGAATGGCAGTTGACGAAGGTAACTGGGGGAAAGTTGCGCTCAATCTGTTGCCGTATGGGGTTGACTACCTTGCCGCCGGTACGGATTTTGTTGGGTCTGATTGGGCGGCTGGGGCAACAGAAGCCGGTAGAATGCCAGCCGATGTGGCTGCTGGATTATCTGCAACTAAAGCTGGTCAAGCAGTTGCCAACCTGTCAGGTCAAGCAGTTACTGGGTTAGCCGCTGATGTGGCGGGAGGTGCTGCGCTTGGTGCTATCAATGCTGCCTTAACCGATAAAGATATCCCTAAGTTCGCTGCACTTGGCGGGTTTAGTGTCCTTGCTAATAACGCAGCACAAGCTGTTTATGAAGCAACCGGTAGCCGCACATACGCTGCCGCAGTTAATTCAACCCTAACTACTCTTGCCCAGACTGGAGATTTTGAAAAGGCTATAACTTCCGGTGGCGTAGCCGGGGCGAGTATGCTGGTTAACGAGGCCGTTAGAGCAGCTACTAGGAGTCCAGCCGCTGGGCAGATCGCCCAGATGGGCATCACGTCAGCCCTTACAAATACCCCGCTTAAAACCGGTGACTTTGTTAACCTTGCTACGCAGCTAGTTAATTCGCCTGAGTTCAAAAGGTCAACGACAAACGCTCCCGAAGCAACTAAGGTTGCAAGTGGCGATGTCATGTTTGACGAGAACGGTGGAATCACCGGATATAACTCACAGCTTGCTGCTACTAACTTAGAAAACGCAATTCAGACTGCGGCAGTAAATACGGTGTCGGATGCAACGCCTGAACCGCTTTATACGACAGACGCAAACGGCAACATAACAAGAATAAACACTAGCGGGACTACTTACGCTACTCTCGCTCCTGTTACGGTAACCGCCGGTAGTTGGTTTGATCGAGCCGTAGATGCGGTCAAAGAAAACCTCCCATCAATTTCTAATAATTCTGGCGTGGGTCTTTTCCGCGCATTAACTCTTAATGCCGCTTCAGGTCTACTTACTGATCTTTGGGGGGTAGCTACTTCATTAGCCGGGGCAGATCGTAACGGCGCGATTAGTAGAAACATCCAAGACTTTTCCGATTTAGCTAAATCTTACCTCCCAACAGCGGTAGCTGACCAAGGTAAGATTTTTTCAAAAAACTTTGAAAACGCTAAAACATTTGGCGAAGCCGCAACAGTTCTTAGGAACTGGGTAACCGATCAACCATCACATTTCGCGTTTACTGCTACTTCTGAAATCTTGCAAGAAGTGGGGACCTTTGGCGTTGGTAGGGGCGTAAAGGCAA